TATTCTTGAAACTCTTTGACAAATACCTTATCACTAGGTAGTTTTTTACCCTCACGCACGTATTTGTTAAAGAATATCTTTAGTCTAGTTCCTATGACTAGTTGATCTTTTGTTTTTATCTGTTCTGCAACCTCATCTAAGAATGATGATGCACTTTTTAATGATGTTGTACTAATGCTTTTTAATTTTTGAAGACTACCTTTCTCTTTCTCTGTTAGTAAAACATCTTTACCCAACTGACCTGTTTCCGCACTTAAAACTAGCACGTTTCTACTGTCTTTTAGTTTAGATACATCATATCCAAAGGAAGCATTCATACTACCTATGTCAGTGCCCTTGTATGAAGTGTGAAATACTACACCAACCTTTGCTTTTGATGCTTTATCATACAAATCATCCTCTTTTGGTATGCAATATGTTATTGTGTTGGGTTGAAATATAATACAGTCAGTACCATTTATTTTTTTCTTTTCTTTATCGTCAGTAAATAGCAAATCTCCCTGTGCTACACCCTCTATACCTAGTTCTGGTAGATATTTTAAACAATCTTTGAGTTTGACAGCAAGACCTGGTGAACTACCATGGTTATGATCCACGTCTTCCTCTGTAAAATTAATTTTTGCATTAACATTAAAGACTGATTTAGTTCCTACAAAAAATTTATCTGTGCCAGGATATATGCCACAAAATACAGCAGGAGCACCGTCCCATTTTGTAGTAATTTTAAAATTATTTTTCTGTACTCCTGTAAATACTCTTGCTAACTCATCTAAAAACATAAAAGCATCATTAGCACCTTGCTCTCCGTCTAATAAGATGCTATCTTCTAGGTGTTCTAGGTGAGTATTCTTTGACATCAGAATATTTTTGCGAAAGGACCGTATCTTGTACCTTCTTTCTTTGCTATGAATATCATGTCAGTAGCAAATTCATCTCTTTCTGTTTTACCTAATGATAAAATTTGATCCAACCATGTTATCTGTTGTAATTTAGAATTTGCAACATGTGGTTGAGTATTCATAGAAAATAAAAGATTGTCATATGCTTCGTCTTCATTTTTTGCTGCGATATCTACTCCTGCAGTGACCAAATTCTTTATCATTTGTTTGATATCACTTTGTTGTGCTAGAAAATCCTCTGCAGTTTTAGGATATGCATCTTTACTTTTGTCAAATGATAATCCGTAACCTTTCATTTGATCTATTACTAGTTCAATAGTTGCTTTTCCTAGTCTAGCAGCTGATGCACCACTTGCAGTGGGTTCATACTTCAGTCCAGAAAATTTTGTAGAATCATTTGCTTTTATCTGGAAGTCATATGTTGCACCACCTCCACTAACAACTACAAATCTAGTATCTTGTGACGATATTACTGTATTTCCTCTCTTATCTTTCTTAGTTCCCATACCACACTTAGCATATGAATATGACATGTGAATACTGTCTAATGATTTAAGAAATTTTTGCGAATGATTAACAAATTCTATACGTGCGGGTTGTCCTTTTGCTACCTTTTTAAGAGAGACACCAAACACTTTTTTAGTATTGAATAGTATCCTCATTATAGCATTAAATTCAGACAAACGTGACATGGTTGCCTTACCTCTACCCCTACTTAACACTTTGTCTATCAGGGTTCTTGCCTTATCCTCATCCTCTATTAACCATACGTCAGCAGGATCCCAGTTATCCTTACTTGATATACCAAACTCCTTTACTTTCTCTGTGATGTACTGCATAAAACCACCTTCACGATTAAATTCTGTAAATTTTGGTTTACCAATCTCTCGTATTAATGCTTGCTGTTGTTTGTGAAAACTCTCTATCCACTCTTCATCTACTTCATCAAGTTTTCCTATGGTTTTCCATATTCTATTCAATTCTTTCATGGCATCATCGTCATCCATGATATCTTGTGGTTTTTTATACTCTTGATTATCTTCTATTGCTCTCTTAAATATGTACGCAGACCCAAGTTCCTGCATTCTAGTCATAGTTGCAGCACTTACATCATCACTAGTCTTACCTGTTGCTTCAAACTTTACTGACTGTCTGCCAATATCATATGTTGCACTATCAGAAGTGGATTTTCTTGGTCTTGCACTATATCCTCTCTTTAAATCTGATATTACACCCGCACTTGATTTTATTACTATCTGCTGCTTCATCGGCCAGTCAAATTTCTTTGGATCATAGAACCATTTTGCCTTATCTCCACCAGAATTTAGAGCAGAACTTAGTTCTGTGTTCTCAGAAGGTAGTTCTACCTTCTTTAGTAGATCATCTTTGGTTATGAGTGAGTATGCCATAGTATTATTTAGAATTGTTTCCAGTATTGTGGGGAGAGTAAACCAGATTCTGTGTCAGTCCTGTGTTTTAGAGTCAAAACAATATCACCCGCAAGACTAATTCGTCTATGTCTTCTAGGTTCAGTAGAAGTATAATGTTCAAGAGAACCAGGAAACATAATGAGATGCTCAGGTTGAGGTTTAATACCGTACGTGTCAGTGTTGTAAAGATTCTGTTCATTGGAAAATTTGAAGACGTCCCCAAAGAGTTCATTACTATTCTTTTTATGTAGTAATAAAGGATCTCCAGATGCCTGTATGTAATACACATATGATATGTGAGAACATGAATGATAATGCATTGGAAATGTTTGACCAGGATCACATATAGTGAACCATGTTTTGACAAAATTAATTTGAAATTCTTTTTTGTCTATTTTAAAATGCTTTAGGTACTCAATAGCAGACTTTTTAACCTCTCTGAAGAAAGGTGCTAGTCTAGTGTCCTGATGGATCAGAACTTTACCATTCAACTCACCTGTTATTTTACCTGTAGAGTTATCAAACTTACCATCCTCAAAACTTTTGTAGAGTGATGGTAAAAATCCTGATATTTTCTTCTCATATATTGAGAGTGGAAATATCTGATGTATATTAGAGGTCGTCTGCTGCACGGTTCTCAGAGTCATGGATATCAAAACTACCGCCAGGATATCTTTTCTCTAATTTTTTAATATTGCCTTCAATTACTTCATCAAAACTGATGTCTAATGCCATACATGCTTGTGCTACGTACCACATAACGTCACCCAACTCAATAATAAGATGCTCTCGATTATCGACTGACCAAGGTTTACCTTGGAAGACCATCTTTTTAACGATCTCCAAAAACTCACCAGACTCAGCAGACATGCCAACAGCAGCAGTGGTAAGACGTTCAATATTGGCACCCTTTCTGTCAAGTTCAACCAAACGATCAGCAAGATAGACAAAATCCTTACTGGAATCGGATGTGACACCATCCACGAAACGACTGTACTTATCAAAATCTATTGTCATAATAAAATAACACTTAGGTATATTCTACAGTAATTTATATGAGTTGTCAACTACTCTCCTAGAGTATGAATGACAGGTTTTTCATTCATTAGTATTTTATATAACCAATGTTGCTCTGCACATGATATAGGTATGAACTCTTCGGATGCTTGGAACCCTGCGTATCTCTTTGCTTGATTAATTACGATAGATCCCTCCTCTCCTGACGTAGATCTATGGTAAGTATTCTTAGGAATTATTAGAGCACCACTAGCACGATTCAAATGTACAATATGATATGGATATTTCCAGTTACCATTGACTAATTCAAAAGTTCTACATCCCTGCACTACTCTGTTGTAGTCATCTTGGAACTCATGCTTATAAAATTGCTTTGCTCCTACCGCATCATTTGGTGGAGAGATAGCAGCACCAGTATGAACTACTAGATCTGCTGCATTTGATTCATCAACTGATATGTCATAGAATATAACATCATCTGTCTCACGAAACACTCTGTGTTTTTTAAACTGTACGTCACTCATACTTTTAGTTGTGCAAACTTTTCGGATAAATTATCTTTTGGTACTACGTCCTGATTAGCGTCAGTGATACCATTTTGTGCTGATTGTTCTACATCATATAGTCTCATCTTGGCACGATCAATCCCTACAACGAACCTCTTGTTAATAGTAGGATCATTGTATCTATTCTTGAGTTGCTTGACCATTATTTGATTGATCTCTTCCAACTCTTCAGTAGATATAAGAGCGAACATAAGATCAGCAGTTGCAGGAAGACCAAAGGATTCACTTGTATCAGTAAGATCGACATCACTACTACCATAGCCAGAACGAGTCGTCTGAGTAGCGGAGACGATAGGTACATTAGTCTCAACCGCAAGCCCACGGAGCTCTTCAGCAATCGCTTTAATATAGGAATACGAATTAACATTGCCTAATTTAGAGTATCGGGATGATGCACAAATATTTAGATAGTCAATGTAAATGATATCTGGAGAGAATGATTTCTTGAGTGCCAGATCATTTAATAATGCTCTAAAATGACCTACATGTGCTGATGCTGTAGGGTATTCTTTGATAACTAGAGATCCCTGTGTCTTCTTAGATATACTTGATAT